ATAATTGCTAAAATTAATTCTAATGATTTGTATACAGTTCCATTCGTAATTATTTTTTCAAAACTCCCCCATACAGCTGATATTAAACTTGTTACCTGTCCCACTGTTGTCTTTATTTGTTCTACCAAAGTAGATCCGTATTTATTCCAACTATCGACAAGTGGTCTAAAAAAGTCAAATAATTTTTGAGCAAATGGAGACATTTGATTATCTATTCCAGATAAGTCAAAACTAGGTGATGTACTTCCACTGCTTCCGCTGCTAGAATTATCATTAGATTGCACATTGTTAATTTCGTCATGTATTCCTGCTAACTGTTTTGTTTCATTTTTTGCTTTTTTCGCACTCCCTGCCATACTTGTATATGAACTTGCACTTGCTTTTGCAAATATATTTACTCTAAATAATGCATAAACAACAGATTGTATAGCTTTCATTAGTTGATATATCAGTCCTGTTACATACTGTATTACAGGTGCAAAAGCTGAGCCCATTGCATATTTCATATAATCAATATTAGCTGATAATTGCTTTGCTCCTGCATTTTGGCTAGATAACCAACTTTGAGCACAACCACTTAATGTGCTATAAATACTTTGTAATGAAAAAAGTGCACCAGCATATTTTAAAATATGTCCAAGCCCATTTTTTAAGCCTCCACCCATATTTCTTATATGTCCTGTCACACTTTGAGTTATCTTTGATAAATTTTGACCAATACTTGGCATTTTACTAAAAGTATTTTTTGCACCATTCAAACTAGGCTTTACTTGTTCTATTTTTTGCTTAAAAGCTCCAAAAAAACTACTCAATTTATTTTGAGTAGTTGAAGTTTTAGAGATCTGTTGTCCTAATTCTGCCATTTTAGATTTTGCACTATTTAATAATGCATTATATTTTTCAATTTCACTATTTAATTTATCGCTTTGCTTTACTAAACTTTGATAACTTGCATTATTGTCTAATTTTTTATATGTTTCTGCTTTTATTTGTTTATTTCCAGCCTCTGGCATTTCTTTAATTACAGACTGATTTGTGTCGTTTCTTATCTTATCCAAAGCATTGTTTGTAACATCTAGCTTTAACTGTCGACCAGTTATTTTCTTTTGTAGACTATCGATTTCTTTTTCAATTTGTGTTATTTGTTTTTGTGCATCTTTGTTATTAACTTTAATTGCTATTTTGTTGTTTTCAGAACTCTTTTTTAAGTCCTGCATCTTCTTTTTCATAAAGTTAACTGCTTGATGTAATTTGCTTGTCATTGTCTTTGTGTCTACTTTTGAAAAAGCCTCTTGAACTTGTTTCATTTTTTCTTTTATTGCAGGTAACATTTTTTCAAATTCTTTTAATGCTTCTTCTACTTTTGCAGTTACTACTATCTCTATTTCCTCTACTGTAATAAGTCATTCCTCCTTTCATATTTTCCAAATAAAAAACACCTACCTAAGTAAGTGTTTTATTTTATTTTATCCAATAATTCTTTTTTCTTCATTGCAAATTCATAATCTGTCAGGATTCCATCTTTGTACAATTTAGATAACCTTTCAATTTGAATACTTGCATTCTCTTCTGTTATATATTTATGTTCTACTTTTGTTATAGTTCCTGTCTCTATATACTTTTCATTATTCTGAGATATAATAATTTTTAATGTTGATATTATATTTTGTGCATTATTCATATATTCTTTATATTTTTTACTATCTTTCAAAATACTTCTTTTACCATATTTACAATTAAATATAATTCTTGGATTGTTTATATCTGTTGTCGTTATATTTAATGAAAGTGTTGTACATAAATTTGTTTGGAACGTTGTATAATTCGTTTTCATCTTTTTTGAACCTTTAATTTTACTATTTCCAACAGTATTTGATATTGAAGTTCCGCCTTCTATTAATTCACAGTCCAAAATTTGAGAAAATCCATATACTGTATCTAAGATTTTTAATTTATGTTCTTCTTCATTAATATAAAAATTGTCACATAATTTTTTAAATCCCTGTTGAATCAAATTTCTTTCTTTTTGCAATTTTAATTCTTTTCGTTTTTTCTCTCTTTTTACTGCTTTTACAAGTACATATATCAATAGTGCTAGAATAAGTTCCAATACTAATATAGACGGAGCTACTGCTATGCAAGCTATTTCAAAAATTATTATTGGTATTGATATAATTACCATTAAAACAATAAACCACCATCTTTTATATATAGCTTTTGTTGTCTCTTTAGAATGTACTTCCATTTTTACTTCTCCTTTAATACATTGATGCTTCTACAATTTTAAAAGTTGCATTTTGCATTGCGTTTAATTTGTCTGATGATACATATGTAAATATATCAAAACTTTGACTTTGTCCTGCTGCTAAGTCATTTGCATAAACATAATCTTCATTGATTCTTGCTCCTGATTCATCTACTGCTTCTATATGTAAGTTAAAAGATTTTGTTTCTGAAGTTTTGTTTGTTACTTTAACTGTCAACTTTGTATCCTTTGTTCCATAACTTCCATTAGTCACTTCAAAATTTCCTAGTTGTGCATCTACATCATTAGCTAAAACTTCTTCTGTACTGCTTCCTGTTGCCTTATCTAAATTAGCACTAACTTCATTTAAGCTATCTGATAAAGCTTTTTGAGAATTAATTGTAATTACCATTGCTAGTACGCACAAAATAACACCTGCAATAGCTTGTCCTTTGCTGGCTTTTTTAATTAATGATACTATTGCTAAAATTCCTCCTATTAACCCTAAAACAAATGATACATTATTTACTATTGGAATAAATGAAGTACACACTCCTATAATTCCTAATACTAAACCAGCAGTTCCAAATCCACTCTTTTTCCTCTCTTCCATAATAAATTTCCTCCTTTTATTTTATTATAAATAAAAGTATATCACTTTTAGTTGGATTTTTAAGTCGAATTTTGTCGAAAAGTATAATTTTTTTAATTTTTTTCTGTTTTCATTATTCTTCTCATTCTTCTTATAATTTCTTCTGGAGATTGTACCTGTTGTTCCTCTTCCTTAAATAGTTCTTTATAATTATCTCTAATTGGTACTATTTTAGGGTTTCTGCTCATACTATCTGCTCTTATAAGTTTATTAGTAACCGCTTCTTGCAAATTAATTTCACTTTTTAATTCATCAATTATTTTTACAAGATGTATTTGACAATATGTATTTATTTCTGAGTATCTGCTATTCCAAAACTCATGTGGTTTTATATCAAAGTAATACGCTAGAGATTCTATTGAATATATTAACTCAACTAAATTATGAGCTGTTTTTATTTTTTCTATTATATCATTTAAGCCTCGTAACCTTGAAATCCTTGTTCTTGAAGTTGTTTTTCTGCTATTTTGCTCATTGCACTTTCTGCTGACTTTTGAACTAAATCGTTCATATTCATTGTTGATAAAGGATTTGAGGTCATTTCTTTTAATTCTTTCTTGCTCATTTTCTTTTTGAAAAAACCCTCATCATTCAATGCCTCTGCAATCTTTTCATATAAATCATTCGCAGTTATTCCTTCTAGTCTACAATCATCCATAAAGTCATATACTTCATTTGATGTCATAAATGTACTTTTGCCATCCTCGTTTTCTGCCAATTTGAATATTATTTTTGACAAAGCTTCTCTATCACATATTGAATATGCTCTTGTGAAGGCTTCTTCAAAATTTTTATTTTTTAGTAGATTAGCTATGTCTACTATTTTTCGTGTTTTTAGTACTAAATTAATTGTTTTATTTTTTGTTTCTATAATCATTTTATTTTCTCTCCTTTGCAAAAGAGAGAAGGCTTATTCTGCCTTCTCATTATTTTCTTCTATTGTGCTAGCAACTTTTCTTGTTCTACTCCTAGCACTTAATGTAGAACTAAGTTGTGGGAAAGCCTTTACTTTCTTGTATTTCTGAGCTTCTGTAAATTGTTAATTTTGATTTTAACATATCATCTATAGCAATTTCACTCATTCCAACATAACATGTTCCAGTAAAGTACCATGTTAATGGTTTTCCTGCCTCTGAAGCTGTGCTTTCTGGTAATTGGATTGCCCAATAGCCATTTGTTTTTGCAGTTTGTAGTGCTTTTAATTCATCATATTGGTCTTCTTTAAATAATATTTCTATTTCTAGATTTTCTGCTTTCTGTCTTCCTTCTGCCATTCTTTCATCCGGAATATCTAAAGCACTATAAGTCACTCCTTCTGGTGCTTTTAAAAATTCTGGTATACTTTGTACAAAAGCTATTTGTTTTCTTTTAGCCTGTGTTTTTAAGTCTTCTAATGTATCTGCATGAAACAATTTTGTCATTGTACTTGTTTTTGGGTCCATTTAAAATTCCTCCTATTATCTTATAAAATTAAAAGAGGCCGTTATTGAATTATAACGAACCTCAAATGTTATTGTTATACCGTATTTTTGCAATATAGGATCATACATTGCAGGGCTGGTATTTGTCCTTATAAAATTATATTCTTGAAGTTTTGTATCAACTTCATCTGTCATTTGCATGGCTTGACGTTGCTTTTCATTCCAACAAGTTATTGATATTTGGAATGTTGATTGAATTGGAAATGCATTTTCCGTTTTATTCACAGATTTTAAAGGTGTATGTAATTCTAGGCAAGGAAATTTACTTGTTGTCGTTGGATTTGTTAATATTTGTTTATACTTTAATGGTTCTAGCTTTTCATATACTAAATCACTAAACTCTAATTCACTTAAATCTTTCATTTACATACCTCCTTTAACATTTCATCTAATCTTTTCTTTGCTATTTCTGTATTTTCATTTCTGCTTTCAAACTCTGCATCCCCTATAAAATGATTAGCTTTTGAACCTACTGCTACATAAAATTGTTGTTTATTAATAGTTACTATTGGATAGCTCAACGACCTCCCCACTTTATTTACAGGGATATACCATTCTGTATATCCTGACTCAATAAAATGTTTTGTTTTTCCTATGTGCTCTTGTTCCGCATATTGCCCTGTTCCAAAATATTCAAACCATAAATATGATTGTCCATTTTCAGTCATAAATTTAGAAGGGTCAGCATAGACCCTTCCTTTTACTTCTTTTGTAGACATATCAATCATCTCTACTAATATTCCATTTTCGTTGTGACCTTTTTCCAATCTTATAGCATAACCTCTAATATTTTCTAATATATCTTTTGAAATTACTCTTGCAGTTTGTGGTAATTTTTGAATTAGAGCATTTATATTCTTGAAATTATGTTTCACTTTAAAATTACAATTAAAACTTATCATTCTTGCACCTTCTCACATATATATACATAAGTACTTCCAATTTTATTTTTATCAGTTACTTTATATTGAGGTTTAAACTCCTCTGATTTTGAGACATCTTCAAATGATATTCCATTGCCTTTTTGTATATCATAATCTCTTGTCGTACGACCTTTATATGTACTATAATCAACTTCACCAGTAGACTTTCTATCTAGTTCATTAACATCTTGTTGCATATTTAACCAAGCTATGCCTTTATATTTCCATACTTTTGAGACTTCTCCATGGTCTTCTATTTCTTCATATTCTGATATATATACTTTTGTTAAATCTCGTAATAGCATTACTTGAATATCCTTATTGAAGCTGCATCTATTCTTAGTTTTTTCTCTATATCATTAAATGAACTCGAAATAGAACCTTCATTACGACTTAATAGTCCTTCTGAGCCTCTTGCATTGTATTCAGATATAACGGCTTTTTTTATGTATGGAAATAACTTTTTATCAGTTTCTTTACGATTAGAAGCATCACAGGCAATAAAAGTCATATCTACTATGATGTCTTGTATTATATTATCTGTATTTTCAATATAATTTGCTCCTAATCTCTTTTTTATTTGTTCTAACATCTATTGCCCCTTTCTACTATCCTCTTGAAATTATTCTTGCAATTGGAATAGCTTTGTGATTTATATAACTTCTATCTTCTTCAGATGCTTCACCAGAATTTACTAAATCCCAGTTAGAACCATCCTCAAGTTCTTTATCTGTTGGTGATAATGAAACTTGTGATTTCTTTTCATATGAGATTCCAAATGGTGCAAATACTTTTCTTTGTCTAATATATAAAGTATCTTGTCCACCGTTTTTTGAAGGATTTCTATCCATTTCATAAGGTACCTTTACACCAACATCTTCAAAATCAATAGCTCCAATACCTAATATATATGTTATATATTCTGTATGTGCTTCATCTGATACTTCATAATAGTCTCCGATGCTTCCTTCAACTGGATTAGAAACTGCTGTATATTTTGTTCCAGATTTTGTATAATATGTTTTTCCAGCTACAATAGCTTTATCAGCTGTTTTTACATATGTTGCTTCAACTTCTTTTGTTGGCATATCATCATCAATTACTACTAGTTTACCATTCCATGTTCCTAAATCTAATTCTCTTGTTATGCCATCTTTGTCAGTATATTTCAAGTGTTCTAATAAATTTAAGTTTTCAATATTTGTTGCAACATCTGAATGCATAAATACTAAAGCAAATTTCTTTTTATTTGCTCCACATGCTTTGTTTGTAGCTGTATTTAATGTTGTTGCTTGAATATTTCCTTTTACTTCTGTTGTGTGTTTATTTACAAATTCTAAGTTTTTAGCACCTGTCATTGAGAATATTCCTTTTAATACTGCTAATATTGTATCTTGGTCTAGCCCATCCTTATAATCTGCTATTTGTTCTGCAACATTTTGCATAAAGTCTTTTCCACCTGTTACATCATAAGAAAAATCTTTTTCTACAAATCCTTTTGCTCTACCAACAACTACAACACCTCTTTCAAATGTTTTTGTTGATGTTGCTGTTATATCTGTTTGTCCATCATAATTTACTGCATCGCCTTCTAATAGTCCACGCATAGCAATTCTTGCATATGCTGTACCATCTTCGTCAGCAAATACTTTTCTAATATCTTCATTTCCTGTTAAAGCTCTTGATTTCTTTAACTCGTTTGTTTTTAAATTTGGTATTCTATCTACTGAATACTTAAATGCTTTTTCGTTAAAACTTTTTGAATCAAATTTTCCCATTTTTTATTACCTTCCTTTTTATAAATTTACTTCTGGGTGTTTATTTAGATATTCAGCCAATTCTGTATAACTCATTTGACTTATATCTTTTTGAGTTACCCTTTCTCCTGTTTGTGGTGCTGGCTCTTTAGAATACTCACTTATTGCTTTTTCTCTATCTGCTTTTGATACTTTTTCAAATATATCTAATTTTGAATTGATACTTTCAGCAGTTTCTCTTGAAAAATCAATAGTTTCTATGTATCCTAATGAGATACCTCTTTGACTTGCTTGACGAATTGTTTCGTCTTTTAGTTTATAAGCATTTAGTTCATTTTCAGCTTTATTTGCTCTAGATCTTTCTTGCTCTAATTCATAAGACTTTTTTTGGTCTTCATCCATTTTTGCAAGTTTATCCGCTTCTGCTTTTTTAGCTTCCATTTCTTCTAAAATTGCTTGTCTTTCCTTTTGCTTTTCAGCATTAATCATTTTATTTACTTCATCTCTTGTAAAAGTTTTTTCTTTATTTTCTTCTACGTTTGATGTTTCAACTTTTTCTACACTCTCGGCAGTAGATTCCATATTTGTTTTTACTTCTTCATTACCTTCCATAACGAATTTCCTCCTTAACTTTTACGGTTGTTATAACCAAACTATTTGACTTTTTACGGAAGTCTAACCATACAAAAATAGACAGTTTAAAGCCATATCTAGGGCATAAAAAATAGACGTACGTCTACGTCTAAAATTTATAATTATAAAATGTTAATAACTTATTTATTTCCGTATTCTTCAAAAAAGTTTTCATTAAACTTATATTTAAACATTCCTATCAATGGTCTAAATATTGTAATTATAGTAAATATAATCCAATACCAAGTTGGCATTTGTAATTTAATACTTAATATTAAAACTAATAACCACATATTATTTTTCCTCCCTTGTTATTCCTTTTATAGCCCAAAATTGAGCCTCTTCCAATTTTGTTAATGCAAGTGATGTTTCTCTACTTGGCTTACACTTTAAATCAATTTCATCATAGATAATTGAGAAACATTCTCTTATATGTTGTATTCTGTTATTTTTTTCTTCATCTACTGCTAAATATTTTGCTCTATCGTTCATTTTTTCACCTTCTTTCCATAATAAAAGCACCTACTTTCTAGTAAGTGCTTGAAAAATATTTATTCAATTATTTCATGTTCTTCTATTCTGTAAGCTCCTATGTTTTCGTTGTATTTTACATCTCTTATCGTTCTATCTTCTTTGTAATGATTTGTTTTTACTAATTCTATAAATCTCTTTTCTGCTTTTTCTTTATCTTTATATGTTTCTATTATCCAATCTTGATAATCGTCATATTCCCCTTCATTGTTTTCAAAAATTATATATATTTTCATTTGTTTAACTCTCTTTCTAAATATTCTTTATACTCTGCAAAACTATTCCATTCGTCGCAATTAAAGCCTAATGGTCTTTTGCCATTTTTCTCTATATATTTATGAATTAATTCTTTTATTTCATCTGGTATAATCATTATATAATTTCACTACCTTTTCTTTTATTTCTTTTAACCCATTTATTGAATCTATAATATTTAATGTGTCTTGATTTTTGTTTAAATAAGCTGACATTATATTGGCAGAAAGTTCCTTTTCTATTCTTGCCGAATCCTCTATCCAGTATTTACTTGAATGCATATAGTTTCCTGATATTTTTCCATTAGTTATGGCAGAAAATATATCACTTAATGTCATATTATCTTCATATTTGCTACTTGACAACATTTTTATATACTTATCTTCATCCATATCTATTTGTAATCTTGCTCTTCTTAATTCATTGTCTATATTTAATTTATCAGATATATTATTTCTTATATCTATCATATGTATAATTTCGTGGCTTAAGCTTTCAGACAAATCATAATATTTAAAGTCTGGGTGTTTTGGATTTATATATATCCTATCATCATCAATACTATATCGCATCGGAACATTTAAGTTGTTATCTATTTTAGCATTGTTGCTTGTTAGATATTTATTAAACAACCTCTTTACATTAGAATTTAATTTTGTATTAATTAAAACTTGTTTAATATCTTTACTTATTTTAGGTATATCAAGATTATACTCTGTTTTTTCTTGTTTTGCAATTGGTGGTAAATACATAATATAGCTTCTGCAAAAATGAAATCCATCATCAATTGGAGGACAATTTAAACCAATAACAAGCCCAAAGCAACGACATTTTACTATACTATCATTAGTTTTGCTATATCTTTTAAACTCATTCCAATCGTGTATGTAAAATTCTTGATTATCTAAACTTTTGCACATTTGAGTTTGTCTTTCATCGCTAATTCCTATAAATCTAACTTTTGCATTATCTCCCGCTACTGATTTTATTCCATCCACTTTTGACAGATTATTTAATCCTATCATTTGTAAGTCCATTGCACCTGATATTTTATCATTATTTATATTAAGCTTTTGATTATTTTGTCTATTTATTATCGTTTGAAACTCGCTAGAATCGATTTTTAGGTCTTTTTGTTGTTGTGTATTTAGAATTACTTGTTTATATATTTGTTGTGCATTATATTGTATTGTTGTTTCAATATATTGCTTCCAAGTTAGTCCGACTATAATTAGGTTGGTCTAATAATGCAAGAAATAAAGCCATCGGAATTATTGATGGCTTTTTCTTTTTATTTACTTCTTGTTGACCTTGTTCATAGTAATAATTAGCATCTTCATACATTATTTGTTTTTCTTGTTCTTCTAATTTGTTTTGTTCTTCTATGTATGCACTATAAATAAGTAATTCTAATATTTCACTATTCTTTACTCGCGTTCTTCCATAAATGTTATTTGCTAATACTTTAAAATAACCTGTTAGTAGTTTTTGTTCTTTCCATTGCTCTATGTAATTATTTATTCTTTTTTTGGTTTTATTATCTGCTATATTATATATATTTTCTGATGTAAAATTAAATGTATCTAGTAATTCTTGAAGTCTATTTTGCGTTTGTTTTGATGTTTTATTATATAGTTGTTTTAATTCTCGCATTTTTGCATCGTGATAATTCCATATATTCATATTTCTATACCTTCCATATTAAACAAATAAAAATTCCAAGCATGATATATATAAACCTTGATATATTTATCCCTGTAATTTCTTGTATAAATCCTTCCATTATTCCTGCCATAAAAGATAATAATGATATGCATGCAATTTTTATTAATAACATATTTTTACTCCTTTTTTATCTGTTTATTAACTGCTTTTTCTTGTTCTTTCTTATTATCTGCTGTTAATTTTTGTGCTTTTTGTGTTTCTGTTAAGTCTGTTGCTTTGTTGTCCTGTTTATCTTCTTTATCGTTTTGTTCTATTTCTGCTTGTCCCATTATTTGCATTTGTTCTAGATTTTTCTGAATATTTTCTTCGTTTTGTAAATCCATTTTTGCTAATTCACTTGTTGCATCTAAATCAAGATTTAATAAATTTATAACCGTTTCATCTGGTAATAAACCTCTTAATTTCAATGCATTTGTTATGTCTGTCGCTTTATCAGAAGGTAAATTTCTATTTAGTTTTATCTCAATATCTCTAAAATCATAAGTTTTGCCCTTTTCTTTATTGAATTTTTCTAATATTATTCTCCATCTTCTTGTTAATCCTTCAAGAAAATCGCCTTCGAATGTTGCTATATACTGTTGTAAGCTAAAAAATTTCTTTTCAAGTGCTGAATTATTATCAGCTGATGTAAATCCAAGGTCTGTCATATTAGGGCAGAATGAGCATAAACAAATAATATCCATTAATGTTTTTTTATGGTTCTGTAATGCTGTATCATTTACATTCTTTTCAACCCAAGCTATGTCGCTATTTACATCTTTGTTTCCGTCTAAATATCTAACTCTGCTTGTTAATACATATTCATCTTCTTTTTGTCTTGCTGGATTTATGATATCTTCGCCTTTTTCATTTTGGATAATCATTGGATTTTCTGGTTGATATCCTATAACTTTTAATATTGCCTCATCATTATACTTAAATACATTTCTTGAATTTTGAATACATCTTTCATATGCTTTTATTAAACTTATTACAGGTTCAAATATTGCCATTCCATCACAATTTTCTATTGCCGTTGCTGGTATATCATCATCCCACATTCTTGGTTTCTTTTCTTTTTTGTTTTCTTTGAATAATGATTCGTCTTTAAACTGTTGTTCATATGCTGGTGTACCAAATATTTTCCTTTTTTCAGGCGTGTCATAATAATATCTTTTTCCGTCTACTGTTGTTAACTCTATCATTTGTTGGTATTCACCATTTGCTATATATGTACGAATTATTCTATATATACCTATTAATTTTTTAGGTAATGAATAATCCCATATGGCCACTGTTTCTAATGCATCACTTCTTGTTATTGTTATTTCTCCTGTCTTTTCATCTTTATAATATATTTCATAACAAGCTCTTTTTACTAAATAATCTAAAACCATATGTAAAAAATGTGAACCATCATTATTATAATCAACTATATGTTTTATTAATTCTTCTATTTCTTTTATTTCTTGTTCATCGTTAGTTTCATGATTAAATAGTTCTTTGATTATTTTGTCTTTATCTTTGTTAAATGCTTTTACCTTATATGTCGGTGCTTTTCCTCCAAAATAACCAGCAGACATGATTGATATATATCTTTCTAATGGTACTTTTATGTCCTCATCATCTAGACTTGCTAGTTCTTCATCTGTTAGTTTTCTTCTGAACTTCTCATATAACTCTTTTCTTATATCTAATTCTTCTTGTGCTTTAAAATATATATCTGTTATACTTCTTTCTTCTGCTAATTTTTCTTTACTATATCTTAACATTGTTTCCTCCAATCAAAAAAACACCTACTTTTTAGTAGATGTTACATATTTATAAAAGACTTATTAGTCATTGTCATATTTGTATTTTTAGGTTTTGGATTTTCATATACTCCTGTTAAACAGTCCTCAGCATCATCATGTTCATTCTTTCCAGTTCTTACATAATGTTTTAAGTGTTTGGAAAATTCAGGCCATCTATCTTCCCAATTTATAGGAAAATATATATTATTCATTACTCCCGTCGAATTACTTAGTATTCTTGCAACTTTATTTTCTCCCTGATGAAACCATCTAACATTTGTATGTCTATTGCCTAAATTTCTTAAATTTGTTATTACATTTCTTGCGAATCCTCTACCACCATTATTGCTTTCTATATTTGCGTTTCCTACATTATCTTTTGTCAGCATTTCTGCAACTGCTGGTTCTGTTATTTCCATTGCCTCTTGTGTATAAATAACATTTAATATGTAATATTCTTCATTGTACATTTGATAATTTATTGAACATAAATAATCATTGCCTTCGTCAGCAGTATCTGTATAGTTCATAATATAATGTGCTGGTGGTAATTTTTCATATGTTTTAAATGCTGTATATAATCTATTTTTAACATCTATTGGCTCTTGTTGATAGTTAGCATATACAATATCTTTGTTCATATTTTTAGTTTTTAATTTATAATCTTCTTTGTTTAATATTGCTTCACATAGCATTGAGCCATCTTCTTGAACTGCTTTATAATTTATATGTCTTACATTATCATAGTTTTCTAATATATACCCTGCTAAATCATTACTAGACCATCTAGTCATAATAATTATTAACTTAAATCCTGTTTCTGTTCTTGATAACATTGTATTATTAAACCAGTCTATTTGCTTCTGTAGAACATTTTCATTGTATGCTTCTTCGACATTCTTTATTAAGTCATCTATTATCATTAAAGTACAACCAAAACCAGTCGCAGTTCCCTTTGGTGATGTTGCTAAATAATTGGCTTGTCCACTTCCTTCTAATGCCCATTTATTTGCACTAGATTCGCCAAATTTAATTTTTGTATTAGGAAATATGTCATTATATACTATTATTCCTTCTGTTTTTTCTGATGCTATTGTGTCTCTTACTGATTTTGCAAATGTTGTTGATAGTATTTCATTATATGAACCAGTCATTACTTTTTCTTTATTGTTATTTCCAAATACCCATTCAACCAATTTTCCTGCTGTTCTTGATTTTCCATGTCTAGGTGGCATGTTTATTACACAAATTCTATCATCACTTTCGTAGAAATCTTGTAATTCATGACACATATCTTTTAAGAATTGTCTATCTTCTTTATAAAAATCTGGTGCAGTTAATTTACAATATTCAAAAAAATCACGTCTGGCTAATTCCAAACGTGCTTGTTTTTTTAATTCTTCTTTTATATTATTATTCATTTAATATCTTTCTCAACTCTTCTGTTGTCATTCCTGAAAATGGATTATTAACTTCTCCAGATATGTTTAACTTATCTTGTGGCTTTTCTCCAATTGTATCTCTAATAGTTTCAAATGCTTTTACATTTCCGCTTAAAGCTTCTTGAATAAGTGAAAAACTTATTTTTTCTTGTATTGTTTTATCTTCTACTTTAGTTTCTAGCAATGTTATTAGTTCTTCTCTTAATGTTTTTCGCTGTGCTCTTACTATTCCAGATTTAATCCCACCTTGTCTACCCCTTTTTCTTGCTTCTTCCTTGGTTCGTACAGGTTTTAAGTTTTTTTCATTTGCCATCTAATCACCTTCTTTATGTTTTTATTCATATTCATGCTTTTTCTCTATAATAAAAGAGTCTACTGAAACTATCCCCCAAAAAAATAGAGTTTAACTTTGGTAAACCTCTTTTATCTTATTTTTTCTATAAGTAATCTATTAGGTTTTATAGTATTTTCAATTTCAACTATACAATCTTTTATTTCGTCATTATTTATTTTTTTTCTTAGATTATCTGCTAATTTTATAGCAATATCTTTCTCTTGAATGACATTAAAATTTATTTCTTCATACTTTACTTTTGCTATTACTTTATAAGCCTTAGATTTTTCGTTCCATTCTTTCAGTGCTTTAGAATTTAAGCAAAAATTTTCTTTTCTAAACATTTCTGGATATTTTTCTAAATTATTTTCATATTGTTTTTTACCATCTTCATATGAAAAAAAAGCAGATATTTTATTATTGTATCTTTTATAATATTTAATAACTTCTTCTATCTCATTTTTACTCTTACAACTCTCATTAATGCAAAATTTTATAAATTCATTGTCAGGTTCTTCAATCAATTCTTTTATTGTCTTTAAACCTCTTAATTTTATTTTTTCACAATTATCCATGTTCGTAGTTATATGTTCCAAAATAAAATGAAATTTTGAATAATCAACATTTTCTAGTTGTATTCCTGGCCAATTATTTTTTATTTTTATCAAAGTTTCTTTTGCTTTTTCTACTGTTGTTATATTATATTCCATATTATTCCCCTTTTTAAGGATTTTATCATATTTTGTTTGAAAAGTCTGTCAAATTTCATCAAAAATAATTATTTTTTGCATTTATTCCTCTGCCTCAAAATATTGTTCTACTATTTCATGAATAATATCATAAGAATTTGATACTATGTCTGCAACATCTTCTTCTGTGTATTGTTTATCACAATGTGTTATATAATTGTCTATATAGCAATGTGCTAATTCATGAATTAATGTTGCTTTCTTTCTATCTTTTGGCAAATCTTCATCTATGTATATTTTTTGTTCATCACAATATGTAATTCCATAATATCTTGTATCTATTGATTTTAAATTTTCTTCTTCATTTGCTCTTCTTATATTTTGTTTATTTTTTATTGCTTGTTGTGATACTTCTATTATTTTCCATTCTCTGTTGTTTATTTTGAATTTCATTATTTTTCTTCCTTCCTGGTCTATATCTAAAACAATAATCATAATTCTTGCATTGCTCACATTTTCTTTTCATGCAATTTGCATAGTTAATTTTCTCGCTCATAATATACACACTTTGTACATATTACATCTCCATTTTGAAAAACTCTTATTTCACAATCGTTCTTTGTTTTATTTTTGCATCTTGAGCAGTGTTCTTCTTTGTATTTTTTTATTCTTTCTTGATTAGTCATATGTACTTCTCCTTTTTTATATTTCGACATATTTTGACAGTTTTTTTATTCTTTGTTTGCTATAATCATTTCGATTGGAGGTGATTATATGATAAATAAATGTCCTTATTGTGGTAGCAATAAATTTGGCAAAATTGAAACTGGAAAAGATAATGTAAAATACGTTCTAACTCAAATTGATTTATCCTCTAATAGTTTCTTAGCCACTTGTGGACTACCCGTTGATGCTTATGGTTGTGAAGATTGCAAAGGAATAATGCTTATGCATGATCAACTAACTTTCCATCAATAATATTATTAGCAATTATTGAGTCAGCAGTATTAGCTGACTCTTTTTCTTTGTAAGTAATTTCTATTTTTTCTATTTCTTCTGTTTCAAATAGTTCTAATATTCTTTGCTCTGCTTTTAATTTATTAAGCATTTCACATTGTCCCATTTTTTCAGTTCCACTTATTACTTTTATTGTTTTTCCCATATCTTTTCCTCTTTTCTTTTTATAAACTCTATGCAATGATATAAAATGTCCCCACCTCAATTACTTATCTAGAATTTCATTGAGGCTGTATGTAAAATGATACCTGCAACGAAAAACCATACATTTAAGCCTCTTTCGCTTTTTGTATTCTTAAAACATTAGCTTTATGTTTGTTGAATAAAGGATTAACAGTCCTCTCCAACTGTTTATATCACTGCATACAACTTATAAATATTACTTAGAACTCGCTAGGAAAGTTCTGTAAAAATTTATATAAAAAAATAACTTGAAAGGAGGTCTGCCATATCAAATAAACATAACAAACTTTATATTATCAGTTACCTAGCATACTGGTAATAACTAATCTACTAATTTCCAATCTTCTGCTAACATATCAGCTTGACTTGCTAACCAGCCTAATTGGACTCCTGATGTTCCTACAAATGCTATTGCTTTGTTTCCTATTTCATCATGTTCAGCATTTATTATTTCATTATTAGTGTTTTTATAACTTATACAAGTTGCAAGTTCTATATATTGATTTTTTCCATTCCAACCTTGCCTTTGTACTCTTTTTTCTTCTTTTAATAATTGTATTGCTTTTCCAAAATCCATTTTCTATCTTCCTTTCATAACATAATAAAAAGAGCAAATACAAAAAGGGGCTTGTATTTACTCTTTATTCTCTACTTACATTTCTCTTGATTATATATATATCACATTTTAATAGTGTGTTTCAGTAATATTTAGTGTTATGTTTTAGTTTTTTGCTTTAAAATTATATATAGGTCTTATTGTTTTCTGTATTTCAATAGTGTCTTTTGTATTTTCTATTATTTCTTGCATTGATTTGTATACCATTGGTGATTCATCTATTGTTTCTTCTACTACACTTGTTGAATAAACATCTTTCATACTTTGCTTAAATTCTTCTAATTTAAATCTTTCTTTAGCTTTCGTTCTAGACATTATTCTTCCCGCTCCATGAGGTGCAGAACAATTCCAATCTTGATTCCCTTTGCCTACTGCTATTATTGAACCATCTCTCATATTTATAGGTATTAATACTTTTTCATTTTTATTTGCTCTTATAGCTCCTTTTCTTACTATATTATCTTCAAAAGAAATATAATTGTGTATAGTCTCAAAGCTATTTTGCATAATTAGTGGATACATTTCAGGTATATATGTTAATTTATAATAATTAATTATTATTTGTTTTGCTATTTGTAACCTGTTTAAGCTTGCATATTCTTGACATATTTTCATATCATGTAAATACATTTCTCTGTGTTTTCCTTCTAAATAACACAATTCTTTTGGTAAATTAGGCTTATTGTTTTTATATTCTTTTTCTAATTCTTTTAATGCTTGCTGTATTTCTGATTTTCTTCCTTGCTCTTTATATTTTTTGATTATTTCTTCTTTCTTCTTGTACATTTCTTCTTTTCCAGAACATAGTTCAATAGCTAGATTTTGATAATAATCTGCAACTTGTTTTCCTAAATTTCTTGAACCAGTATGTATTACTAAATATTTGTTGCCTTTATTATCTGCATCTATTTCAATGAAATGATTTCCCCCTCCTAAAGTTCCTATTGCTCTATTGAATTTCTTTGTTTCTTTTAGTTCTCTTAAACAATATAATTCATTTATTTTATCAAAATTTAATAACTTTTGTTTTCTTATATTTCTTCCTGCTGGTATATATTCATTTACAACTCTATCTAGGTCTTTAAAATCTAATTCTATATTTCCTAATTCAACACATAACATACCGCATCCGATATCTACTCCTACAATGTTCGGTATTACTTTTTCTCCTAAATCTGCTGTAAATCCTATTACACAGCCTTTTCCTGCATGAACATCTGGCATTATTCTTACTTTGCAATTTTTAAAAGGTTCTTGTTTTAATAATTCATTTATTTGATTTACTGCCTCTTGTTCTATATTGGTTGTAAATATTTTTAAATCTTTCATTGTCGTTCCTCCATTTCATCAAACTTTAATAACGCTATTCCATTCATATGTTTCATATGTTCATAGCTATAATCCATTTCCCTGGCTGTAGTCACTAATGTTTTACCTTGTATGTATACCTTTTCTAATATTAATTTATAAGGTTGTTCTACTTTATCTAATTGATTTAATATTTGCTTTTGATTTTTTTGTTCTCTTACTATTCTTTCTAGCAATTCATTTATATTATCTAATAAAATCGCTATTTTTTCTGCCATGCTATCTTGAACTTCTTTACTTCCCTTTGGCATATCTGATAATACTGATGTTATATTTTCTATACTTGCTTTATATTCTTCTATGTATTCAAGTCTGTCTTTTATCCATTTTTGATTATATTTATAATTTTTTAGTTCTTCTCGTGTCATTAGTATACCTCCTCATTAAATAATTGTACTCTACCTTCTATATTCTTCTTTTAGCCTTTTCTTAATTAGTTTTAATGCTATCTCATAAGCATCATTTTCGTCTTTTAGGTTATTTTCATCTTGCCTTAATACTTTTATTGTCTCTAATAAATTATTGTTTAAATTTATCTTTTTCTCTATTAATTCTTTGGCATTTAATAGTTTCTTTATTGTTTTAGTCATTTGTATCACTCCGCTTCTTTTGCTTTATTTTCAAAATATTGTTTTATACAATTTAAGCACTTTTCACAATGCCCATCTATATAATTATCTGCATAGCAACCTTCCTTTGTACAAAATTCATCTACTGTTAATTCATCTTCAATAAACTCCGCAATTAAATCTATTATTTTATCTTTATTTTGTAATTGCTTGTTTAGTTTTGAAAATTCTTCTTTATATAGACTATATTTTTGTAATTTTTTAACTTCTTTTACTCTGTTTCTTAATTTTCTTAATAATTCATCATTATGTTTCTTTAATTTATCTATCTGTTTGTCTTTTTCTTTTAGCATTGCTTGTTCTTTTGTCATATGTTAGTCCTCCTTTTTTCTTCTTTAAATCCTTGATATCTTAAGCATCTTTCTAGTTCTTGTAATTCAGAATAATCTTTTAATTCATAATTAGAAAATCCATATTTTAATGTGCTATATCCACTTTCATTTTCATTTGTTCTAAATGATTTGTTTTTGCAATTTATTGTTATATATATTTGCTTTTTAGTTCCACCACCATTATATCTATAAGAATAAAAAGTTACTTCATCCATCCTAATTCCTCTACTTTCTTATTTATTGCTTGCAGTTCTGGCATTGTTATTCCATATCTATTTTCATCTATAATATCTACTGTTTCATATTCTGTATTAAATGAAAATGTTTTCGCTAAATCTTCATTTTCCCATTCTTCCAAAAATCTTGAAAATATAATATCTAAATTTCTCTTTTTATACCCTAACTTTTCAAACATCTCATCAGCACCCATTTTACTTGTCCTCCTTTAACTCTTTTACTTCTTTGTTTATTTGTTTTACTGCTTGTACTAATTCATTTATTTTGGACATCATGCAAATGGTTCCATCTATATTGTTAGTAACTGACTCTAATTTTTCTATACTATCTATATCTATTTCATCTTCTATTAGCTCAAATTCCCATTTTAATTCAAAACTATTAGCATATTCTTGTCTATTATCATATTCTACAAATAAATAACCATCTCTGGCTATAAAAGTTTTATATTCTGCTTTAAATCTACTTCTTTCCTTTATCTCTCCATTTGCTATTGCTTTTAGCAGTTCATATCCTTTATATTTCATTTTATTTTCTCCCTTCTAGTAGTTCTTGTAACTCTAATATTCTTTCATTAATTGCTTTTATTCTGTCTATATCTTTTACTTTATTACAAGTTTTTAACATGTTTTTATATTCTTCTATCTTGTCTTTTACTTTTTGAACTGGAATAACATAATTACTACAATTTTCAAATAAATCTTCTTCTAATTTCTTCGTATATCCATTTTTGTGTGCTACTAATCTTTTTAATTCTTCATTCTCTTTTAATACTCTTTTATAATCTGATAAAATATGTTCTAATATTCTAGTAAGCTCTACAATTTCTTTATTGTAATATCCGTGCCATCCATTTTCTTCTTTATACTCTTTATCTGTTTTTATAGAATTTATAAAATGTTCCGCATTTTTTATATCTTCTTCTATACTATTTTCTTTCACTTAAAACACCTCCTAAGGCTTGTCTCCTTTGATATTCTGCTATTCCTAACTCTAAAACTTCATTAACTATTTCTTCGTCTAAAAAGTCAAATCTTAAATTTTCTTTTGGATATTTTTTTCTAAAATAATCTTTTATAGCTTGCCTTGTGTATTCGTCATCTTTTTTTATAATTTCTTTTATTACCCTCTCTTGATACCCCAAAATTGAATTTATGTCGTTTGTCTCATCATCAAGTGCTTTTATGTTGGATACTATTTTATTTTTATTTATTATCATATCTTATTTACTCCTCTCTCTAATACCTTGATAAAAATTCTTTTAATTCTTTTCTTAATCTTTCCCAATCATTTATGTTCTCTAGTAATTTATTTAATTCATCTCTAGTTAATTTTATACAATCCCAATTAGTTTCATCAAAGTCATAACAACTACAATGATAGCCTTCTGCTAAAACAAATTCATCATAATTTGTATCAGGCATTTTTTCTAACAATAATAACCTTTTCATTTCATAATCTCTTTCTGTTGTTGTTGCAAATAATACATTATGCATTTTTATATCTGTTTTATTTTTTAAATTATATTTTTCCATATCTTATTTACTCCTTTACCACTAAATCTGCTTTGATTAAATCGTATAACAACTCATATGCTTTATCTGTTGTCTTATAATCAAAGTTCAAATAAATTTGTCCTTTTTTCATATAATCAACATCGTCTCTCCAATTTATATAAAGTAACATCATAATCTTCAAATACTTTTTCTATAATTTTATAAACCTTATTCCAATCTCCATTTGCTATACTACAACCTATTCCATAAGGTATTGCTATACTTAAATTATTATTTTCCGCCCACATTCTTATATATCTTAAGCTTTTTTCCATTGCTATATAATCTGTATCAAAGTTTGACTTTTGACTAAACATATTTGCTATTGTTTTTTCATAATCTCCATAAAATAATACTGTTCCACTTAATAAATCATAATTATTATCCAATTCCTTGCAATGTAATGAATAAAAATTTTCTAATCCTTTATAACGGTCGGCGAGTTGTCTAGCAACTCCACCTCCGCATTATTCCTTGTACGTTTACTTGATGAACTATTATATTTTCTGTACAATCTAATATATTTTCCTGTTTAATCGTTATCATCCGATGCACTTCCTTTTTCTACAAATTCTCCATGTTCAAGAGTATAATATGTATCTTCTTTTATTTTTTTTCCATCAACTTTTACTGTTTTTACCTCTTTTACTTCCCAATTCCAGTCTTCATCTTGTATCCATTCTGCTACTACTAGCCATGTTCCTTTTTTACCTGAAGCTTGTCCTCTTACACCTAAACAGCTTGATATACTTTTTTGTCCTAAATTACTTGCTACTGAATTGTCTCCTGTGTTACTTGCTACTGAATAGTTTCCTGTG